CCATGTTTGTGTCCTTGAGTGGATACGTCCTTGGTGACGTAATGCACGGGCTGCGTCCTTGAAACGCAACGGCGGCCATGATCCGTCCGTGCTGCCATGATCTATTGGAGCGTGTGGCTCCGCTTGATAGTACATGTGTACCAATCCTAGCCGGCCAACTGGTCAAGCGCCTCTAGGTCCTACGCTCTGGAACAGGTGACTGTCCCGCGGCATCGCAACGGAGTATGCAGTTGTCGAGGTTCGATGTGGTCACTGTACAGACGTGGATCAGATCCACAACGGTATAGTTACAAAGTGAAACAATTGGTGAGCGGTTCAGCTTTCGGGTGTGAATTTACTAAGCTCGGTTAGCCGCTAGCCAAAGCATCGTGGCGGCGTTGATCCATAACTACAGGGTCGGCGGCCAGATTGCAAGAGTTTGAGAGACAATCAATTGCAGCACTGTCACACAGCCTAGTCATACCAAGGGATCTCAAGGAATGTCGCGACAGATCGCGTTAGATTAAGAAATATAAACAAACACGCGACGCGATCCAACTACCGCGCACATGCACGCGCAGTACAGTAAAACCCAGTTAAAACCATTAGTTTATACAACTAATGAGGCCAGATCCGACCCACCCCATGGGGGTTGCGGCCTTCCCCCTACGTATATATACAGGCTTGAGACATTTTTGTCATTTTTTAAGGTAGTTAAGCTCGGTTTCATACGGTTTAACGCTGTAAAACACAGCCAAGTCATTAACGTACGGAGGAATCCACACGTGAACCTGAGAACAAGACTGCCAATTAACCGGTTGAATACAATTAAACAGCACAACTGAGACAAAACCCTTGATATAACTGATATACGTCAGCATCAAACGACCATTTTTGTTTGATCTGATGGCGACAGCTCCACGTCGTCGGAAGCAAAAGATGTATCTTTTCTTGATTCCAGCTCTTCAGCACCATACTGATCATGACAATCGAGGCACCATTGTTTAAGAGCTTTACCAGAATCAGTGAACTTAGCAACACCTAAGGTACGCCAACATTCTTTAGGATCATTATGACCCTGAGTGGAACCTTTGTAATAAGATACAAAGAAGTTAGGACCTTCTCTAGTCCGATGATAGGTAAAGGAACAGTCTTGTTCATTACCTTCAAATTCAATTACTTTCATTAATGGTAGTTAAGTACGTACATTACACGTCAGTAGACTTAGAACAACAGTATGTACAGTAAGTACGAAATGGTAATACGGGTACATAACACTGTTCAGAAAACAGTTATTAGATGTGTCTATGTAGTTGGGGGTAATTACGGAATGTACACAACAGGTAAATTAGAAAAAGGAGAGATTATTAGTCTCTCCAATTACAGGAAGTCCACCCTTCTCCCTGTATATGGGTCCTATCGCTCAGATCCAAGTAGGGACGGACTTTTTGTCAGTGGATCTAGATTGCTGTCTTTGGTCCATAGATAAGTTAAAAACTAGGTGACTAGCAAAGCAATCTTGATCGTCTTCCCAATTAGCTAGGAGGTCATTCCATTCATTACGTTTACGTTCAATAATGTTCTGTTGAGCAGAGATTGAAAGGGAGTCAGTGAAGTATTTAACACCTTGAGCTAAGGCATCAATACGATCATCATGACGTACTGCACCTTTTTCTCTACACATACGACTTAGTTGATAGAAGAGCATATATTGAAGTCTCTTTTCTGGAGCTGTATCAGGATTAGAGCGGTAATCCCACTGTATAACTTTTTTGTCTACTACTAGACGGTGTTGATTCAGTACAGGTTCAAGGGTATCAATGATACGGTCTTCTTTACGTACGTTAGCTCTTGTCTCTTCAATATGGATAGCTTGTTTAGTCTGTTGAAGGTGTTTTTTAAAGAGTTCAGAGACGATACCATCACCAAAGTTAGATTCAATAAGGAGTGTCTTGACGTCATACTTACGACAACCTTTTAGAATGTCCAAAAGCGTATTGTCTGTGTATCCGTCATGGTAAGCACGCATTTCGTGCAAGTACATGACACCATTTCGTTGGGAGAGATAAGCTGCAACTGTTTCATCCGATCCTCTACCCGATGGGTCAACCGAGCAGATTGTCTCTTGGTAATTATCCCATTCCCCCTGTAGTTGCATTGGAGAGTAGAAATAATCTCCAGGTAATCCGATAGTTGGGAGTTCCTTAAGACAGTTTTTTGGGTCTGAGCACCAGATGATGTTGTCTGGAGCAGTAGTAGGGTTAACGCTAGTAATGATAAGGTCAGCGTTTTTGAGTGGGAACTTTTCTGCATCAGATAGGCTCGTATCGAGCATAAACTGAAGCATGAAGTTAGACCTACCCATGGACGCTTCACGTTCAATAAGATCATCTTCTTGGAATCTGTCAGGGTCAGTAGGGTCCCAAGGTTGAGCACCCTTATCGATATCTGCTTGTAGTTGAGGTGCAATAACACCTTCGTAGTTAGTTAGTTTACGAGGTACTCTTGCAGGCCAAACGAAAGGTCTGTAGTTACGTTCAGCAAGTTTTTTGTAGATAGTAAATGTAGTTTGGGGAGTCCCCAGGTACATAATACGGGAGTCATCTTTTGGAGTAAGGATGGACTCAGCTTCTGTACAAAGTTGAAGAAGCTTCTCCCTCATCATTTCAGTCATTGAGTTACCAGGAACTTCAATGTCATCAAGGATCATTAAGTCAGCGCGAGAGCCGGTCAGTTGGCCTGTAATCCCAACAGACTTGACTGAAGGTGCTTGGTGGGGGGAACAGTTGACATCGAAGCTGATACGTGACCAACGAGAGTCGTCTGATTTGGGTTGTAAGTAATTGAGCCACGGTGTTTCTATAATTAATTTTTGAAGGAAGATAGACATGTTGTCTGCACGCTCCTTGGAAGCGGAGATAATCATGATCTTCTTTTCTGGATTTTTAAATAGAGTCCACAACACGAATGCACCAGTAATCCAAGATTTACCAATTCCTCGGAAGGCTTGGATCTGTAGGCGTTTAGGACCGTGTTGTAGATAGTCAGCGATAGCGTATTGAGCTTTAGTAGGCTCAGGTAGATCGAGCTGTCCCCACAAAGCTTGCAGAAACAGCTTGAAATCGTCCTGTAAGGCCGTTAAAACGTCTGTCATATGTATATGTATAGGAGTGGTATTTCAACGGGCTTCTAGAGGCTTATACAGACCGTTCGATAATTTCTTCTCGTTGTCTAAATATTTTTTCGAAGTCCTCGCCGTTAAGAATTCGTTTGCGGTCAGAGTTAGTAAGTATCTTATCAAACTGAAGATCTTCAAAAAGATAATACGCAACGTACTCTTCCCAATTTTTAAAAACACCTAACTTGTTTAAAATATCTTCAGGAAGATCATTGCTATGTTGTCTAGAAAAGTTAGTAGAAGGTTTTTCAAGCATCAAATTTTCAGGAGTATTTATGTAACCTCCTTTAACAGAACCAAGGTGACCAACAGTGGTAACGGTCTTACCACTACGTTTGTTGATATAGTAACGTTTGGATTGGATACTTTTAATACCTTTAGACACATGGTTTTTGATATCATCAAAACGTTCAGGTGCACCAAATTTATCTAAAGCTGCTTTAATAGCTGCAGGATCAAATGAAAGACCTTTACCGCGACTAGATTCTGCTTTATCTAAAGCGGCTTTACCATTTAGCTTGATATCTTTAGGTGACTCAATTTTAGACAAAGAAGCACGAGCCTTAGGCTTGCGACGATTGCCATCAATCAAGATCGCACCAAAACCTCTTGTACTATCTGTTTCTTGAATATACGAAAATAAATTTTGTTTAAGTTCGTCTTGCTGACCATCATTCAAGTCGTAAACACTTTGATTAAATATGTCGTCTTTAAAACGTATTGGGGACGGTTCCTTTACAAGCTCGACTTCTGTATCATTTAATTTTTGATAGGCTAGATGTTGTACACCATTTTCGTCTCTATAAAAGGGAGTTTTAGTAACTAAGGCTTTTTCTAGGGTGTCAGGAATTTCATCACCCTTAGGAATAACCGAACGAAAAGGCTGTGTATCTACATTCTTAAACCTACCCAGAACTTGTCTGAGTATTTGGTGTTCCATTAAATATAAAAAAAAGCGCCCCTTTCGGAGCGCGATAAAATTATGTACTTATGTGGATAAGTTCTTAACGACGTTTGTAGCTGCTTTTGAAGACTGCATTCTTATGAGCCCTTCTACGAGCAGCAGTTCTCATCTCACGAAGGTTGTTTGACAAACCACGTCTCCGTGCATTGGAAGCGCGACTTTGTGGCGTAGAAGAACTACGACGGTTTGCAGCGCGTGAACGTGTTGGTGAAGATGTTTTAGGGGTAGAAGTTTTATTACCAGAAGATGCGCGAGATCCAGCACGTGGACTTTGACCTGTCCTAGGTGGAGTCATTGCTTCTGGAGAAGCTGCCTTTTCGCGTCGAGCTTTTTCAGCAGGAGTAATCTTGCTACCTAACGAAGCCCCATTGACTGTTTGATTAGGTCGTGTGGTCTTTGATGTAGGAGGTTTAGAAGTTGCAGGCTTAGAAGCCGCAGGTCTTGGTTTGGGATTAGCAGGGTTATCTCCAGCCTTGACCATTGCGTCATACTGAGCAAAGATCTTTTTCTGAGCTGGTGTTGGGCTTTTAAGCTTTTTTCTGTTTGCCTTAGCGAAAGCAAACATTGCAGGAGACAATTTTTTAGTAGCCATAATTAATTAATGTGTGACGAAATAAGTGATTCTCTTAGTAGATTTTGTCCGAAGCGTTCTCTCATCCAGGAGCGCCAATGGTGGCTTCCTTTATCCTGATTACATCTGGTACATGCTGGTACGACATTCGTATTGACATCTTCGCCCCCAAGAGAACGAGGATGTACATGGTCCAAAGTAAGTTCGTGTAATTCA